TGGAGTAGAAGGACCGCTCTTTTTTCTTGTCTGCTAATTTCTCAGATAGGACCTTCGAACGCTGTAGAAATACTTCCTTTGTGTAAATTCCCTGTTCTAGCAAGTCATAGAGTGAATCTACCTGCTTTTGCAAGGTTGCCAGGTCGTCCTCTGCCTGGTTCAGTGCAGCGGTAAACAGTTCAATCTGCGCGCTATTGTTCTGTGGCCTCCCTGCCGTCTGAATATCGACCTCTATGCGCCGGAGCCATCGACTCAGGGACTCCAAAATCCGAGACTCCACCAGGTCCAAATCAGAGGCGACGGTGGAGCAGCCGCTGAGGGGACACATGAGCGTGTCAGGGCGGGAGGGAAATGGACGGCGGATCATGCGGCGCCCGCACTGAGAGCAGAAGACCAATCCCGCCAGAGGATTTTGGATGGGCAGGTGGGCGTTAGAGGGAACGTGCGATTGGGTCATGACCTCCTGGGCCTTGTTCCAGGTTTCCATGGGAATCAGAGCCTCGTGGAGACCATCCGCAAGGATGTAGTCTTTGGCATCTGGACGACTTTTAACCAGTTGCCCTCCGGCCATCTTTTTGACCACCTTTCGGCGCTCCCAACAGACCTTTCCGGTGTAGGTGGGATTGCGCAGAATGCGGCGGATGCTGGCCGGAACCCAAGCATCACCGTTCTGTGGCGGGATATGCATATGGTTGAGTTTGGTCGCGATGACGGCAGGTCCCATGATCTCATTTTCCAGGCCCTCTGTATACCATTGGAAGATCAGTTGGATCACTTTGGCTTGATCCGGGTGGGGGAGCAGGGTATAGCCTTTGTCATGGTCCAGCTTTTTTCTCGTATACCCATAGGGAGGCTTGTTTCCCACGTACTTTCCTTCCCGCACGGAAGCGGCGCGGCCATTTTGGAGACGCCGGTTGATGGTCTTGTATTCACGGCGGCTCATGAAAAGGCCAAACTCGAAGTATTCCTCGTCGAATTCATTGTTCGGGTCATAGGTCTTCATGGGCGTGATGATCTTGGTATCGGAGAACTTAAAGGTCTGGGCAATGATACCCTGGTCGATGGTATCACCGCGGGCCAGACGTTCCACTTCGACCACCAGTACACCGTTCCAGAGTCCTTGTTCTACGTCGGCTAGGAGTTCCTGGACAACCGGACGGGAGGCGATAGTTTCACCGGAGACGATTTCGGCGTATTCTTTCGTTACGTCCAGGTGAAGGCGCTTGGCTAAGTCGAAGAGAATCTTGCGGTGGCGCTCTAGGGTTTCGCCTTCGCCGCGGGCTTCCGCTTCGGCGTCAGCGCGGGATTTGCGGAGATAGGTGCAGTAGGGCATGGTGTCAGCTCCTGGTGATAGATTTTTGCCCTCCTGTAAGTGTAGGAGGGCGGCAAATTAATTGAGTAGGCTTTCCAATTGGATTTTTAACGCCGGAAAGTCGTTTTTAGCGGTGAAATATACGTCTTCCATTCTAAGTGTTTGATATTTGTGTGCGGTCAAGTCTCGCATACCTGCGATTGCTTTCCAAGGGATTTGCGGATAAGCTTCTTTTAAGTCTAAGCTCACACTTTTAATTAATTCTCCGATGTTGATGACTGTCATTCCAATCGCTCGTTTTAATTTTTCGTCCCGAAGGAACGCGTCTAAATCAGAAGTGCCGAGCATTTCTAGCCCCAAGTCAATTTCGGAAACGACCTTTTGAATAATAATATAGTCTCTACGCTGCATAGATTTCTACCTCTTCGGATACTTCTAACAGATCAGTTTCTTGTAAGGGTCCATGTATGACGTCTACATTCAGCTGTAGTATCTCTTCAAGACGAAGCTGAATTGAAGATAAAGTGAGAAGAGATACAGGGGCGGAAAATTCAAAGATTAAATCGACATCACTATCGTTCCGATTTTGGCCGGTCGCGCGGGAGCCAAACAGAATAACCCTGTCAATAGGGTAATCTGGTATCAATGTTAAAACAGCATCTCGAATTGTATTCACTGTCATGATTGTGGACCTCCTTATCTCTCGTTCTCGATTGGTTCATGAATCTGTCCTTTGCCAGCCTTCAGATCAGCGATGGATTTCCGCAAATGCGCTTGCTATTGCCATAGTATCATCTCGTCTTGTACATCCATTATAGCAGTTAATACTAAAGATTATCAATATAATGTATGTGCAAAGATAAAGCTTTTTATGACAATGTAAGCGCTACATGCTGGCTTATTATTTATTTTCACTTGTGCCCCAAGAAAGGAACGATATCTACATCAGCTCATCGAAGTGTCGTCGATATCGCTTGGGGATGGTTACGTCAACAAAGTATCCAATTTCAGAAAGCAATTCTGTAATTAAAGCGAAGCCGTCCTTATAAAAAGCGGCGATTCTCCTTCGCTTATCTGGAATCTGTTTATAATCGCTGGGACAGATGAATGTCCAGTCTGCGCCTTCCTTATTGATAACGATTCGAAAAACTTCATCGATGTTGGCAGGAAGACCGGACTTTTTGATTAGAATATGGTGTTCCACCGCGTCATCAATGGGAGCAATTGCTGCGGCCGCACCGTCAAAGGATATGATGGCCAGTAGGGGGTCGTCCTGTTGCATAGCTGATTTGACAATGTCTTCGGTGGGGTAGTACGTTATATTCATCCTTGTAATAGCCTCCTAGTGGCAATTTCTTCATGTTTGTACATTCGATCACGTCCTTTATTTGCTATTTGTTTTTTGTCGCAGTTTATCTGCCAAAGCTTCTGCCGCGTCGATTTGCTTGGTTGATTGTAGTTGTCCAGCGCTGGCATGGGTGGCGAATGCGTCTACTTGTGGAGTGGGGATGGAATGAAAGCCCTTGGGAACTTCGGACTCCGCTTTGATATCGCGGAGGACGATGAGGTCCTTCTCATCCTTATTACAGCGTTCGTATTCGTTATCTAATATTGTATCGACATTCTTTTTGCCGTACTCGTCTAGGGTGCGGTATTTTTTTATGTGTTTTTCCTCAGTAAGAGAATATTTTATTGTAGAGACAGGCTGTTTTTCTTCTATTTTCCCGTTCGAAAGGCTATCTGCGTCTATCTGTAGCGCGTGGCAAATTCTAAGAACAGTAGAAACAGCAGTACCGGAAACACCGCGCTTTAACATGGTATCAATCGTTGAATAGGGGATGTTTAACTCAAGGGCGAAAGCACGAATACTTTTATAATGTTTTAATATTAAAGTTTTTAAATCTTGCTCAACAGACACGCGCCGCACCTCCTTTTCATGAATGCAATCTAAGAATATCACATTACCTTTTGAAATGCAACAGAATTTACGGAATATCAAAAATATATTGCAAAAATCTATAAAAACAAACGATAAAACGGATATGGTGCGCGTTGGCATTCTAAGGTCACGCATTACCCGGACTACTTCCTAAAAGAGAGGGACGACATATGAAAATTCAATGACAGATACAAAATAGCACATCGCGGAAGAATCGTCAAGGCATAGGACAATCTACAATCAACATACCATCCAATAGGAGGTGATCGACATGGTAAAAGAAACAATAAAGATCGGGAATACGGTGGTCAAAATCAATACGGAGTTTGATGAAGTTCGAACACCAGAACAGTTGGCGGAAGAGCGGCGCAAGATGGAGCAAACCTTTAGCACCATTCTATCCCAAAAATATGGGATGGATATTACATGTACGTTTCGAAAGGCTCCGGTATCATAGACGACCCTGTAGCAAACTAAAGAAGAAGGACGGCAAAAGCCGTCTTTCAAAGAATCTAAAGAGGACAAGCATCAATTCAAGAGCTACAAGAGACCACTCAATTTTCTTTCCGTGTTTCGGTATGGAGGCCGCAGTGCGCAAGTATCAGGCGGATCATGGATTGACGGTGGATGGTATGGCTGGGCGGAGACGCAGGTTAGCTTGTTTCGATAGCAAAAAGGGACCTCCGATTTGGAGACCTTATAGATAGAACGATGAGGGTGTCCCAAAAGTCATGAAATGACTTGAGGGATACCCTCTTCATTTCAAAAAAATAGAGAACGGTTACCACGCCGCTCTCCATTTTCCCTTATTACATGGTATAATAAGGTATGCTCACATTTAAAGATTATACCATGGATCAGTTACAATTACCACTATCTTTTGAAGATCTCATACCTGAAAATCACATGGTGCGGGTTGTAAATACCATCGTGGACAGTCTGGAGCTGTCTCCACTCTACAACAGATACAAACAGGGTGGAATAAGTCTGTTCGGAATTATGACCAGAAGCTGGATGAAAAAATCAAAAACCACCTCCAGGAGATTGACCGGATCGTTGCGGAAGAAAACCATATCTATTTGGAAGAAGATTTAGGGGAAAAGGGTGAAAACACCCGGATCACAGCCGAACAGGTGGCCGCTGTTGTGGAAAGCATTGACAAGAAGCTGGAAGAGAATCCCAAAGACAAGGTACTAAAGAAAACAGCCAGGGAATTTCAAAAGGATATCCTGCCGAGAAAGCAGAAATACGAAATGGCCCTGGAAATCTTTGAAGGAAGGAACAGCTATTCCAAAACAGATCATGACGCTACCTTTATGCGAATGAAAGAAGACGCCATGTTAAACGGGCAGCTCAAACCAGGCTACAACATACAGGTTGGAACAGAGAACCGATATCGTAGGCTTTACCATTCATCCCAATCCCACGGACTGGGCTTGACAAAAAAAGGCCGCCCTTTCGGACGGTTGCGCGTTCTGAATTTGCATATTCTGAGCTTATGTATTATACTGATTTGGTAGTCACACGCTAGTGACAAACTATTCTGTAACATGCTGTTTATGCGGATTTAAAAAGATAAACATACTAAAGCAATAGGCCCTACATCATCTGAATAATGTCTCTCATGTAGAGGCAGCATTTTGTCATTCACTTTGAGTGGATGTTTTCTTTGTTTCATACTAAATTATCTTCCGACAAGTAAAAAACAAGACCTAGCCAAAGCGGATACCAGGGAAGATAAATCGATACAAGATACTGACTGTATCGCAGGGAATTTCCAATTCATATCATCACTCCTTCGTGTATAGTATATCATAATTTTGACTCAACATCAAGAATAAATTGATCTAAATATTCATCAATTATATTTTTTGCGCGCCGCAAATAAATCGGATTTATGCAATAATAGATTTCGGAACCTTTTTTTCGTATCTTTAAAATCACTAACTCGGCATATAAATCCTCAATGTATCTCGAAATTGATGTTCTGGCCAAGTTTAGGCTCCGTCCTAATTGAGACACCGTCATATCCTTTTCGCGCAGTTTTGTTAGAATCTCAAGCTTAACTCGATGACCTAAGGATTCCATAACGGTTGATACGGACATAGAACTGTAGTCAACTATTTGAGATAGAACCGAACAACAATCATATCCCAAAAGGAATGCATGT